AAAGTACACCTTTTTGCACACTTTTTTCTAAAAAGTGTTAAAGTACACCTTTTTGCACACTTTTTTCTAAAAAGTGTTTACACGCGCGGGAACCCTACCAGGTTAGCACCCACACCAAATCCAGCGCCCTGCCGGGCTGTAACACCGATTGTGGGGGAAAAGGTATCGAGTAGGGCAAAGGTTGCAAAGGCGGCTACACCGATAGTCATTAACTCACCAAAATTAGGCTTCTTGGGATTCATTACAAGCAGAGCCACAAAGGCCACCACCAGGCCCTCTATCAGATATTTGAGCAGAGACGTTAAGAGGTCACCCATAGAGTAGTCCATCTCTTCCTTATACCAGAGATATAGAATTTAATTGCGTATATTGCTTACTTTAAGATTTTAGAATATAGCAGATTATTGAATGGCCGTTTCCGCAAGTAACATGAAAGAAGATTTTTTAGAGGAAGATCCTGAGATTCGTAGCCAGAAATTTGTACTCTTATCATTTCTCAGCCCGGAAAATGTTCTTGAAAATAAAGATCAGTTCTTTTTCGGAGAGTTCTTAAAACAATACGAGGTTGATTATAAAATGAAGAACTTGGAAACCTTTCTTATTTCTCTTGTCCGGGGGGTGAATGAAGATTTGACAAAAGAGGCAGAGCGTTTAGATAACGCCGGAGAAGATCTCAGTGGTGCCGCGGCCCTTTGCCGTAAGGCTCGTCTAAATATGGGTGGGCTCTTAGAGTCATATCACCAGTTTGTAAAAATAAACGATGTGGCAATTAAAAAGACCACTATCAAAGAGGCATATGACGATTTTCTCTTTAAACATCAGACCAAACTGGAGGAGGATTTTTTTGCCAAAAATGAGTTCCGGACATCTATTCGAGGACTCAAAGTCCGGGGAGTTACTGCAACCCATGGAGAGGCGGTTGCCATGTCTAAAAAACTTCAACGCAATGATACGATTCACAGCATTTTCCTTGGAGAAGTTGGAAAATGGCTTCCATGGGACCCTAAGCCACATCAAGTACAGGATCAAGAATATGCAGAAGACCAACTGAATACCTTGATGAAGAATTATAGAAATAATGAGGAGTCACGTGAAAAGTTCATGGCCGAGCAACGTAATGAGATGTTGAAAAACGCAAAGCGCGCAGGGCCAATTGTAAGTGAAGAGGCCGGTGGTAAATCCGAATCATCTAAGTCTGCCGGGGGCGCCTCAGATGGTTGGGGTTCTATGTTTGACGGCCCGGCTGATTTGGCTATTGAACGCAAGAAAGAGAATACGCCTGTTCCTAGTAACAGTCTAGAGCAGTCTTAATCCAATAAGTTTCCAATCTGCTTATAGGCCTCGCCTTGGTCCGGAGTAGTTATATTAACGCATTGATTACCCTGGCAAAAAGTACCCTCTCCACAAGGTGTAGATCTTCTTGCACACGGGGAGTTAATACCATTACACTCTTTAGCGCTGCATGATGACATATCAGTTGATACAGTGATAGGCGTCATAAACCCTTCGCTACAGAATCCACCTGAGCACTTCTGACCACTTGGGCATACCCCATTTGCTAGACATGGCAGTTTTGCGGAGCCCCCTTTCCAACTACCAAAATTACGAGTAACTGATGGTTTTGATAATTGTAATACTATGAAAACTACAAATGACACGGCCAATAAAAGCCCTAAACCCGAAGTCATATTTAACTTCATTTCTTCTGTTCATATATGAGAAAAGGTTCTATTGATTAGGGGTAGACAGATAATTCATTAGACGTGGGTTTTGAAATAGGCATAGGGGGCTGGCAAAATCCATTCATACAAATTTTACCAATACTACATGAAGGTAAATCTACGCCACATCTTATGCCGGCTTCTCCAGCCTTAAAACCCTCTTTAAAAAAATTTGCTTGTGCCAAAAGTAACGCGACCGTTCCGATAACTAGTAGAAAAAATGTCATTTTTGATATTTCAAACATTCTATTTTCTCATATATTTTTTATTGTGATTTCCGCACCTGAATAGCCGGTCCCTTAAGTTTTACGCTTGAAGATGGGTCATACTTATTTACTTCAGCCTCCTCTGAATCACGATAGTGTGCAGCACTATGTCCCCAGAATTCTGGTAACCCTATACGAAAGTCACCGTGAATTTCCGCCTTATACCAAAATATAATATCCTCCAATTTATTGCTTTGTGTGTTGTTGCTTACAACAAGACACTCGTAATTCTGTGTACATTGGTCCATAACCTGGCAGAAAAACTCAAAAGATGGAAATGCAGATCCATAGTTTTCATAGATGCGCTTTCTGTTATTAAGATATGGTTCGCGCAAAATAAATACGTAATCAACATTTGTACGTAGTACCGGAGGGACACCTAGAGGATATTGCATTGTAATTAAAAAAAATACCTTGACCCACCTACCATTTAAGAAAAGATAACGAATATTGAGATCCCTTGTCCAAGTATCATCATAAAGGCAGTCATCAAGAATCAAAAATGACCTGGGATCTATACGAGATTGAATACCCGCCTGTTGCTCTTTCATAATTTTGGCCATAATGAGTTTCTGTCGGGCCACATAATTCTGTACAATCGCCGGTGAATATGCGCCATGAATAAAGAGGGGGGGTACCATTTTCTTGTAGAAATCATTTGACTCTTCTGTACCACTTATAACAGTTCCAAGAGGCATGTGTTTATGATGAAATAAAACATCCCGGACAAGAGTTGATTTACCTGTACGGCGGCGGCCAATAAAAATACATACGGCATCTTCTGGAATTTGTGACATGTTAAACTTCTTCAATTGAAGATTCATCGCCGCAGATGCTGCCATATTACTATAATTCCATGAGGTTTCATTATTTAAATTTAACACGCGCAAAAAGGCCCTGCGCCAGATATCCTAAACACTGTTCTTTTCTAAATTAATGTCTTCCCCCTACCCATCTCTGCAGACAAGAGAATTGCCTAGTCCAGAGATTTGGGAAATTTCTCCCCCTGTTCAACTTCAGGCCGCTCTAGAGACGCGATTTAAACCACTTCAGACTACCTATCCCGGCATGCTTCGTTTTGGAAAAACTAAAAAGCAGACCTCATTTTTACGGTTTGATCACAAATGGCACCTTGATAGCTTTATTGGCGATGTTCCGTATCGCTCTGGTTCATTTTCTGGAAGAGTCCGACAATATGTACAGGGCAACCCAAAAAACGAATTAATAGATATTTCGGGATTCTGTAAAATAACACATTTACTGGATGCATATCGAATGATCCAAGGAAGTTACCCGGTAGCACAACACCCGGCCCTACCGTCACCAGGTCGCAAATCTGCAAAAGTATATGCCAAATTACACGACCCTCATAATCAGGCGTATGTTGACGCCGTGGCGTGTTATATGTTAAGTAAGTTTCGCGAGATGGATCACTCTCCGCATTTTTCACTTTTTTACGGCTCTTATTTGGCCATTGCCAAAGACTATTATTACAATATTACTGAGGAGTTCAATGATCTCCGATTTGAGGGATGGTTTTGGAGAAAACACGCACAGGGGCAATTCAAGTTAACTGGATTTAGAGGTGATATATTAATTGATCCAAGTGATAATTTACTGTGTCCACCTGATAATATATCGGAAGACTCTCATGAGACAATCTCAGATCAAACTAGAAGGTCAAGTGATACTTCTGAATTGTACGATTATAATGAACAAACTGGAGATTTAGCAAGCCTTCATTCGGCAACAATTGAGACTGCATCTTCTGAAGGTGAATCTAACAATGAATCAAGATCAATATATTCGGATTTATCGGAAGATTTTGATGAAAATACAAAAATATTTGCCGCATTATCTGAATTTCCCACAATGCTTATATTTTTAGAGTCTAATCGGGAAACAATGGATTATCTTTTAGATAACCCGAGAGAGGTTGGAGCGGAGCCAGGAACACTTGACTGGGAGAAACGTTGGAGCGCGTGGCTATTTCAGGTTATTGCAGCCCTTTGTCAGATTCAAAGTCTGTGGGCTATGACACATAATGATTTACATAGCAATAATATATTGTGGACACCAACAGAAAAAGCATTCCTATATTACAATGCGCTGGATGGACGGCAATTCAGGGTGCCCACATATGGTAAAATATTTCGTATAATTGATTTTGGTAGAGCAATTTATACTCACAATAATATCTTATCCATAAGTGATGACTATTGGCCAGATAATGAAGCGGGTTCTCAATATAATTTTGGACCACTTTACGATCCAGGTAAACCCAGGGTATATCCAAATCCCTCGTTTGATTTATCACGTTTATCTGTAAGTATAATTGAGTCATTATTTAAATATATTCCAAAAGATAAAGAAGGTGGAGCAATATTGAGTGATGAAATAGATAGACGACAAATGGAAACTGAATCAGAACTTTATAATGTATTGTGGCAGTGGTTGATAGATGATGACGGCAAAAATGTACTTTGGGATACAAATCAGACAGAAAGATATCCTGGATTTGATTTATATACAGTGATTGCTCAAAAGGTAAAATGTGCTGTACCTTGCGAACAATTAAATAAGGCACCATTTTCTGGGTTTCTGATGCCCAAGTCGGCAACTGTACCCGAGGGAGAGAAGGCGTACTCACTATTTTGTTAGATTGTGTGATAAAATCTGTGATGTAAAGTGCCAAAGTCTTAAATGTTTAGTATATACCGCCAAGTACCGAAGTCCTAAACGCGCAGCAAAGCCTTAGGGAGTGCTTAAATTAAGCACTCCACGGTACTTATATTCGGCACTTGGCGGTACACGGTACATCATAAATCTATAGAACTTGTGCAAACAAAGCGTCAATACAAAGTTAAATCGTCTTTAAATAAAAGTAAAAAACTAGAATTAGAAATTAGCAGGGCCAACTTTAACCCCTGGATCTAATAACCCAGTTCCGGTCGCTGAACTTACCGAATTTACGGTCTGAGAAATGACATCTTTTATAGTAGAAGTATCTACAGAAGATATTGTCGTTTTTAAATCATCAAATGTTTCGGGAATGAGAGGATAGAGAAATCCTGTTGTTGCCGCACCTATAATAAAATCTCTACCCATATGTTTCATATTGGGCTCTTCTTTGTTGTACACGACTGCTGCCATACTTAGTATAGCTACTATGAGGCCTCCAATAATTGACCATAATATAACTTCTATGGTTGTCATAACTTCTGAGGTTTACAGGTAGAAAAAAACGCATTAGATACCGCGGCTTTATAGAATTTCATAATCGTTTGCGGAAAGAGATACCGGGATTGTAATTTCATTAAAAACACTTATATCTTCAATCTCATCTGCTTTCAAATTTTCACATTCTCCTAATATTTTAAGATCATTATCACCCTCTTCAATCATCGGTCGCAATTCTGCTTCTCCAGTCTCTCCAAAAAGCGAATCCATACCAGTAAATCCAACCGTTTTTTCAGTTTCAACTATCAAAGTCTTTTGCTCGGGGGTATTTGATGAAAGAGTTTTATCTTGTAAATGATTTTGTTCAGGTGTTTTTTCAATAGTTACATCTTTAGGTACAGGTGTCTGAATAATTGTTTTATCTTTGTTCTCCTCAACCTTCTCCTCAACCTTCTCCTCAACCTTCTCCTCAACCTTTTCCTCAACCTTTTCCTCAACCTTTTCCTCAACCTTTTCCTCTGTAAGATTACTAGTTGCTATTTTAACGGCATCACCCAGTTCATCTCGCAAACTATCTCGTAAAATAGACTTCACCGGGAGAAGATTCCTTATGGCCTGTAAAATTCCATCCTCCAAGTATTGGTTTACAACAGTCATATTTTTTTGACGTTCGAGAGAGGATACTGAATCATTGAATAAATACACGTTTGACCACATAATACGACTGCATTCTGACATTGCCCTGTGCATAAAATGCTCGGGTTTGGGAACAGTTATTTGAATGGGTGTTGTACGCCGGGATTTTGTATCAAGTTTAATTGCCGAAAGAATCTTGGCGTGGGCAATAAAAACAGCAGTGATCAAATCATCCACGTAATCACACTGAATATTATGTAAAAGTTGCCCCGTCTCTTTTTGTACTTTATCAAGATTCCAGTCAGGAATCTCGCTTAGAGACTCCTGGAATTCACTCAAGGCAGATTTAGATTTAGAGGTGACCGTGGGGGATTTCTTGACTTCATCATATCTATCTAAAAAAAATCGTAATAACGCACCTTGAAAATTAAATACAAGTTGTTTTGTATATTCAGACTTGGCTTCACTATAGACCGACGCCGAAGTTTCATGGTTGTCCATTTATGCTAAATGCTAATGTTAGAAAAAGAATCGTAATTTAACGTGTTATAGATACTACCGTGGAGTGTTTAATTTAAGCAGTCGCTGCTACCTTGGCTTGGCGGTACATTTTGAATATATAATATTTGAAACCTTCAAATGACATTCCAATTTTTAATTCATTAAATCTATACATTCCTAAATATTCAACAAGGTTTGGCATATTAGAGGAAATGGAGCGGAATACCGGTACTCGTTGATATTTTCTCAGTGAATTAATTATAGACATTTGTCTGTAATACATTTGATTTCCTGCCGGGTGACCGGGACTCTTCATTCGACCAATTCCCACTTTATACAATACTTGCCCACCTTGTTTAACGGAATCCAATGACTTCATGTCATCTGATATTTTAAAAACATACATATCTTCTGGAATATTTAGAGCTTTTAAGGCTTCATCATAATTCATGTAAATTGTAGGTATATAAATGGTAAATGCGGGCTATGTTTAGGCTTTACTATTATGAATCAACCATGCGGTTAAAATCCATGGACTTACACCTATTGTGCAGCGTTTTAAAGCCTCATTCTCTAAAGGGTGGCCCGTTGCAATTCTTATTAATATATTATATGGTTCTGCACCATTTAATCTGGCTGATCGCAGTTCTTTTAGTGTCTTAGGTAGATTTATAATAGGCACAGATGTGTCGGTTGTTTGTTCCCAAGTACGTTTAAGAATTTCTTGCCTCCACGACGGCTCAGGGGGTGGAGGAAGGCGTTTTAAAATGCAACGAGATTGTATAGGTTCTGCCATACATTCTAATCTACGCACTTCTAATGCACACGTAACATTCATTGATGCCGTTTCTAAAATGCGTCGCAAAAATGCCTGGGCATCAAGAGTTATATCATCCGCACCTTCTAACCAGACCCACGTAGGTTCTCTCGTCCTGACGATTCCATGAAGAAGTTCGCGACCCTGTCGCAAGGCCCGATCATCACGACAATTCCACCGAAAAAGTGTATGACCCGCTTTGGCTGCAGCCTGTCGTATCCATCTGGATTTTCCACATCCAGATGGACCTACGATAAGATAACTAATTCCTCTTGCTTTTGTTGGTACAATAGTCTCCATACTGGCTTATGATGTGGGTACTCCTTAGACCAGATTTATCTTTCAGTCAATTCTTTCAAGCGCATAGAATCCCGAATAGCATTCTTACGCAAACTCTGATTTAAAGGGTTATTATCAACAGCCTCTACCATTGCCGGCATGTTACGCTCCATACTCACGTCCAACTTTAATGGCAGTCTGTGTTTTACACGACCCAGATCAGCCGAACCAGGTGTAAGCCCGGTTACGCGATTCACAGCCATAGCACGATCATTTATGTCATCTACCGTCAACCGCCTTGCAGTTTGATTAATATCACCATTGACTACTGCAATATTACCATTACCCGCCATCGGTTTCCGCAGAACAGCCACGGTTGTCTTGGCTTCATTTTTCCGCATATTAAAAGCGGCCTCGTGGCTTGTGAAGTCTTTATTCACAGAAATCGCCGGACCAGCAATACGAGAGTCACTAGAAAGTTGGGATTTTTGTGTAGGCTTGGCAATATCATTGGGGTCATAGACCTTGAGGCGCTCAGGGCCCGCACCAGGTCCAGAAATACCACGATAGTCCCAATCAATTGTCGTCTCCTTGATTGTCGTTCTCGCCACGTCACTTGGGTCCCAGGTGGTAATAGCAGGGGCACCAGAAGCATAGCCAACCGCCGTACCTGTTTGCCGAATATTGCCAACCGTCTCACCACGACGGGTTGGGCGAGCATCATCATTGTAATGCACGGCTACTTGGCCGGCATCGGCCGGCACTAAGTTCAAACCAACTACACGGTCTTGTGTAGCCGATCGTTCATTCGGCCGCACTTCATACGAATGGGCACCATAGTCGTCCTTTGCGCCTCCACCATAAGCAGATGCATCTGTATTACGATAGCCAGCCCCCGCGTATTGCTGAGTCATAGGAGTACGGTAATCACCGGACACATAGGACTGGAATGCGTCTTGAGATCCAGGAGTACCAATAAATTCTTCAGATGTGTCGGTACGCGTTGTATATTTCATAACTTGCATCGGACGCACAGTCTCTTTCAGAACTTCAGATGTGGCTACACCGTTACGTTCTCCTGTCTGATTTATAAAAAATGTATCGGGGCGGTATTTCCGGACCTCACCTGAATCAAGGGCAGCCGCGCCGATAAAATGAGCACCAGGTACAACTTGATTATTGTAGGTGAGTTTGGGATTTGTAGCTACGCGGAGTTTATCGGTGGTAGGCATTGCGCGTTTCATG